TTGCCCGCTTGTACTGTTACAGGAATTCCTTGTGGTCCTGTAGCACCCGTCGCACCTGTCGCACCTGTAGCGCCAGTCTGACCAATTATGCCTTGAATACCTTGCGGACCTGTTGCTCCTGTAGCGCCTGTAGCGCCTGTAGCCCCTGTAGCACCCGTTGCTCCTGTAGCACCCGTTGCTCCTGTAGCACCCGTTGCTCCTGTAGCACCCGTAGCGCCTGTCGTCGGACCCGTTGGACCAATCGGACCTGTAGGACCAGGAATAAGATCCTTGCAGCAATTTTTAGAATTTAGATAGGAGTTATATGAGCCAAAAAATTGTTGCGACATGAATAAATATATATATAAATTAACATTATATTAATATTATTTAACTATAAAATAATATTATAACACAAAAACTATAGTATTCAAAAATTCAATTCGCATCATCGTCACTATCAATTACTTTATCGTCATCTTTTGTAACTTCAAGAGTTTTTTGCGTATATTTATCTAAATATCGATATATTCGATTAATATCTAACTTGGTTATTTCGTAACTCTCTAGCATATTGTATATTTCATCTTCGTTATACTGCGTTTTAATATGCATGAAAAAAGAAAACATATCTTTTTGGTCCATCGAGAGCTGCTGACAAAGCGTTTTAATAAAAAGCGAATTATTATATTCCGTACTATATTTCGTTAACACTTTTGTAAACCGCACTTCTACCGGATTAAATTTTGGCTTTTTTGTAAACTGTTCATGGTAAAGCTTATTGTTATAAAACGTCTTAATAAGAGAACTCATCTCGTTAAACTGCCAAGCCTGGTTCTGAAATGTGATTCTATCGATATAGTCGGCAAAACATATATTATCTAGTACGGTTTGGTAAAAAGGAATAGAAACATCTTTTTTATACTTCGCCAATACGTCGATGATATTTTCATGCCATAAGAGCGCAACCGTTGTTCTATCCGTCTCATTCATTAGTACTTTATGTTGCTCGATCGGATAATTATTATTTATTAAGTGTTGTGTTAATTTTTTGCTATCGTCGTTGTAACTCTTCGGTTGGAATATCGTCTCTATAATATCATTTTGTAGGATATTATTTTGTTTACCAGCCATCTGATATATCGATACTAGTTTTCGCAAATCGCCCTGAATAAATGATATAATATTATCATTTAATACTTTGTCGAATTTTAAATTCATCGACAATAAAAGAGACGATATTTGCTCATTTGATGGCGTTTTTAACTCGAATGTATGACATACCTTCATTAGTTCCTTTATCTTTTTATTGATCTGATAGTTACCAATACATATAATGGGGTTAAACGAAACCTCTTCCACTTTTTGTTTCTTCGTTTTCTTAGGACGTATTAACTTTATTAGCGAATTTATTCCGCTTTTGTCGCCATTATTCATTGCGTCGATTTCATCCATGACGATGACGATTTTCTTCACCTTTTTTTCAAACATTGACATTATATTTTTATCTGACATATTGTGCTTCGTTATCGTGTCGATGATGGATTTATTTCGAATATCGCCTGCATCATATTTAATAATATCGTAGTTTTGTTCGCGGAGAAGATTCACGATAAATTCTGTTTTACCTGAGCCAGGATTGCCGTATATGTATATTCCTCTTTTTAATGTGATGTCGCTTTTATTGTCTTGGAAACTATCAAGAATTATTTTTATTTTTTTATATGTCTGGTCTCTTCCAAGAATTGAATTGATATTTAAATTATTCATGCTTATTTTATGTTATATAATATAATAACTATTGTATCTTTCTTTATTAAAATATTATAATTGTTTCTATGTCGATTTATGAATGTATTTTATTTTTATTTTGAATTATTATTTTGAACAGTAAACACTTTTCCTAGTAACCAGAAAATAGATTTGGGCGCGTCTGCTTTATAGTTGTTTATTAACGTGTCGTCATTTGTAATTCCATCCCATGTAATTTTATTTTGAACAGCGTATTCATATTTATTCATTTTCGTGGGTAACTGGTAACTGAAAAAGCCGTACGGGCTTGCATAGTCGGCATTCTTTTTATCCGGTTTACATCTAACATGACCATCTTCGCTCTTAGATAGTTTCCAGTAGTCGGGGCATTCACTTACCATGGGAGCCCATATTTGTTTTTTACTATTTGCACGTATTACGATAATGACGAAAATAGGTATTAATGCTAAAAAAACGATTACGGCTGTTAGTACAGCTATTTTTCTAAAACTTAGATTTACGTTTATATTCGCGTTTGATAAAGAATCGTCCATTTATGTTGTTAGAATTGGGGATTTCTTGTTTATTATAAATATATATAATAAATAATAAATAAGATTTTAATTTGTGGGATTAAATCGGAGGCTTAATGCTTCAATGTTTTATTGTGCTTGTAATAGTTATAATAATTGGTCTTTGTTTTCTTATTATGTTTCGATTTATGGTTGGATTTAGACTTACCCTTTTTATTCTTTAATGTTTTATTATTGCGCTTGGAGTTAGGGGTGGATTTTGTTAATCTTTTATTTTTTCTAGTTTTATTCTTGTTATTTTTCTTATTGTTTTTATTTTTATTGTTATTCTTGTTGTTTTTCTTTTTCTTTATGATGTACTTGCTTACAAACTTTTTATACTTTTTACGGTATTTTGTGTTTTGCTTGGGATTGGAAATACGGTTGTTTTTTCCGCCTGCTCCTACTGGAGAGACTAGTTCTCTGTTAACATAAGGAAGACTATTATAATGAAGACTATTTTTTACTGTTGGTGTTTCAACACCTAAAGCATTTTTTATTACTGCTTTTACATGAGCCATGACATCAGGTGTTAATTCTATATTTGGTTTTAGTAGTTCATCGATATTTAAATAACTTTTCACTTCTTCATTTATGTATTCTTGTAGTTTTCCCATTTCAAATTCAACATACTTGTCAACTGTTTCAAATTTACTTATAAAATCAACACTTTCCGTACTTAGATTGTCATAAAATTTACTTTCAGCATAACTTAATGAAAAATTATACATACTGCATAAAATGCTTATATTTTGCTCTAAAATACTTAACTGGTCAATACTTGTAAACCCTTCATCGTTTCTAGTTTTTATTATTTTTTCAACTATTTCAGGTTTATCATAAAAAAAATTATTTAAATTACTATAATAACACATAGTTTGAATATTATCATTTATCTCGTAATAACTTTTATTTTTATATTCTCCATCTAACAGATTTTGTATAATCGTTTCTAATACTGCTATATCAACTATTCCAATATTATCAAAGTTTTGAAAATATAATACAAAATTTATAAATGAAAAAATACCAGTTTTTATACCATCATTATTTTCTATTATAAAATCAATAAATTTTTTTATAAATTCCTCATAAGGTATATTATTATATTCAACATATCTTTGAATAAGTGCTTCAATGTCGGTGTTATTATTAGAAATAATATAAATAATATTATCAAAATCTTCATCTGATATAGACACCGTAAGAGTTTTTAAAAAACTATATACATTGTCTCCGCCAATATCTTTTAATTTTAAATTTGACTGACTTCTATAAATATCATTTTCTGAAGTAAATTTTTGTAAACTACCAGTATTATTTTGTATATCATTTTCTTGACACTTTTTACGAATAGTTAAAAGTAAAGACGTATTAAATGATGTTTCTTTATTATCTTCTGATTTAGTAATGGTAGGTATAGCACTTACAAACTCTTTTATTGTTCTAATATTAGCCGATAATATAGTATCTGGGGATTCTGGTTGAAACTTAGTTATAGACTGTTGTACATATTCACTTAAATAAATACTAAATGGATAAATATAATTAAAATACCATTTATTTTGTATTTCATCATAAATTAAAGGAAACATTAAAATGTATAAATTCATATTTTTAACACACTGACTATAATCTTTTCCTTCGAATTCAACTTTAATAGTTTCTATAACTTCATTTGAACTCATTATAGCAAAAATAGCTTCTAAATAATTTACTATAACTGTTCCGATATGATACCAGTAGTTAACAGTTCCATCTTTTACCAAGTAAACTGTTTTATCATTTTTAAATTTTTCTAATTTTTTTCCAAAGTTACTTATAATAGTTTTAAAATTTGAAAGTAGCATAAACATTTCTTCAGATTCAGAGTTTATTACACGTTTTTCATGTTGGTCCTCTTGGTATGTACTGAATTTAAAATTACAAAATTCGGGTAGTTGTGCAAGGTAGAGTAAAGTATTAGAAAAATAATTGTCGTTATTATCAAATGGGTTTTCCACAGGCTGTATTTGACCTCCCCTAATCCCAAGTCCAAAAGCATTTACTATCTTGTTAATCTGTAAACGTGTTAATAAAGCACTTTTAGATCTAGTCATAGTACCTGTGTTAAGTGTAGTAGACCTAGTTACCGGTCCTTGTATTCGTAACGTTGTATTATCTGTAACTTTTTTCTTTGCACTAATTCCAGTTATAATACCCGAAGTAAAAATATCCGCTATAATTTTTTCTAACTCTTTATCAACGAATTCCGTATTAAAATCTATAGTTGTATAAAATACTTGCTGACCATCATTCAAACCAATTATTACTTGAAATCCTTCTTCTGTTAGCCTTAAAGCTGAAATAATATCTGATGTAGTAACATTTCTTAGCGAACCGCCACTATTAAACAATACGTATGAACAATCACCCATTGCTTTATATAGTACAAGTTGCTCAGGCGTAAGGTCAGTGGGTACGTTTATATATGACACATCTTCTGGTGTTGTAGCAGCAAGTTCAGCATTAAACGCACCATATCCGCCCAAACTTTCTGCTAATTTTATAGCACAATTTTTTGTATCATTGGGAGGCAACGGTGATGTACCGCGTGTAACATTAAAAACTAAAGGTACATTTGAACAATTTACATGAGGATACCCCGTCCCTGGTGGTACAATATTGGGATACCACCAAAAATTTTTTGTAGTCCCAACAGGATATTCAACTGATACACCATATGCTGATTGACGTGGGTCATATGAGAATCCAACCGTAACATTACCTGGAACTAATATATTAGCAACAGTATGAGTAGGATTGGCTGCTATCCAAGCTTGTAAATCTATATCGAAAGTAGGACTTTTTGGGGTTGAAACAGAATCTAAAAGTACGGATCCTGTTACTTCATCGATAAAACTAACCCCTGCGGTTCTCAGAGCGGTTAATACGGTTTTTGAAATTCCTGTATTATCTCTAATTAAATTAATTGTAATACTACCATCTGTTAGACGAACGGTTTGTAAGTATAATACTGCGTTAGCTTGTGTTAAAGCGATTACAAGAGGATTACCACCAGCAGCAGTATCACCCGCGTGAGCAGCAGCTGTAGCAACAGCAGCTGCAGCAACAGCAGCAGGAGCAGCAGCAGCAGCACGACCAGCAGCAATAGTATCACGAAGATAAGTAGCAACTACACGAGCAAAGTATATATAAACATTATCTACTTTCGTTGGAGGTGAACTTTTTACATACATTGTTAATACTTTTGTTGTTATAGGTACAACATTTTTACGAATATAGTCATATACATCCGGATGCATTACATATATCCCACATACAGTAGTTATAAATAATTGTAATGTAGAACAAGGGGTATGGGTTCGACTTTTATCAGCATCATGTATAATATCAATTATCGATATTACTAAGTTTTTAAATTGTCTAACATTACCACCACAAGCATACCATAATGTATCTAAATAATTTATAACATTCTGAGGTAGTATATCCCCGCCCGCACGCGGTGTATGCTTCAATAATGCTTCTAATATTTTATATCTCTTTTGTTCTTGTTGTGTTACAGCTTCAATAACTTTTAATACTTCAAGTGTAGTTACTATTTCAGGCCTAAAAAATGGCTTAAAAATATTTGATTTTGGTGTACTAGTAACAGGTGTACTAGTAACAGGTTTACTTTTACCCATCCTATATAAATCTCAATAATAATAAAGTAACAATACTTATATTATTATTATATATTTATTATATATTTATTACAAAATATAAAACTATTTATTATTTTATTACTTACATTTATTTTTAAGTTCGGCGTTATTTGTAACCCCGTCCCATAATACTTTCTTACCACACACATTATTAATCCAGGTCATTTTATTTTTATAGTTAGTACATTCATTGTTATCATTTACTACATTATACATAGGTGCAAGATTTACTGCGCCGGGAACAGAGCTACATGTTCCCATATTCCTACTACTCGGTTCGCAATAATGTTTTCCTTTATGTGGTCCATCTTCATGCTTTTTTAGTAACCAATAATCTGGACAAGTCGCCTGAATCAATGAAAATTTAGTTTTCTGGTCCTGATAAATAAAATAAGCCGTCATTGCTAATAAAACAACGAATATAGCACCAGCTATAGTTAACGTAATGCTATTGAATGACATAATTTATCTTTTTGCTTAAATATAATGTATATATAATGTAAATATAATTAATTATTTATACAACTAAATATTAAATACTAAATATTAGATATTTTTATATTTAGGTATTATAATATATAACAAAACATCTCAATCTTCTAAAATGTTTTCAGGAAATAGAAACGCAAATTCAACATGTATGCCTCGCGATTCTCAAAGTGTTAATAATATATCTACTAGAGCAGTATCTAACGGTCGTATCGATATCGAAGGTCCTCCTCCTGATGCAAGGTTCGCAATGTGGGATAAAATACCCGTAAATCAAATTACTACATTTAGAGATGCCTTAACCGGCAACTGGACCGATAGCGATGTCAGTAATGTTTTTTTCAGTAAAGATAATATCCAAATTATTCAGAATGCTCTTCGCGCCGAGGTATACCGTTTATCCAACGGCGAATACACTATTTCACAACAAGACAATGATGAATTAAAAATTATTATGCGAGCTTTATATCTCGAAAGCGCTGTTAATATGCCCACAAATATAAGGGAACAAGTTGCCGCACTAAATCAGCATGTTGTAGATCACTGTGTTCCTAAACTAATCAACGAAGTTCGTGCATACTTGAAATATAAACGTGATGCTAGTAATATGTACACCGTCATGACATGGCCTGCATATGACAACGTTAAAGGTAAAACTCTTGAGTTGAAGCCTTGGTTTTAATTACCATACCGTACCAAATATAAATAAAAAAATTAATATTATGTCAACTTACTGCGACGTATAACTTTTTGTTACTATATAGCAACAAGTTTTACCCTTAATCCACACCCCTCACTCCTTAGTTTTCGCCTTCACTTTTTTAGCTTTTGTTGCACCACCACCACCAGCCTTCGCCGTGCTTTCACTTGTAGCCAAATGCGGATACGTTGTCGCTTCAACAAACTTGTTATATTCGACTTCCAATTCTTCTAAATCTTTCATCCACATTTGTTCGACCGTTTTCGAACTCAGTTCGCTCAATTCTTTTTCTTTCTTCTCCTTTTCATTTAGCAGTTTTTTCACGTTTTCTTCCGAAACACTATCCATCGGCAACTTTAGCAAATACTTGTATCCTTGGTGTCCTTGACCTGACATTTCGTCTTCTCCATTTTCATCTTTGTTTGCATCCTTTGCATCCTTTGCATCCATCGAATCATACTTCCTCTCTTTCAGCAACTCCACAAGTTGCTTGTTTGTTTTGCGACGAAGGTCAATCTTGTCTTCCAATAATTCGGTAATATATCGCGCACGATTGCTCAACACCATCAACTCTTTGCGAAGTGCCGCAATAAGCGCATCCTTGCGTTTCCCGTAAAATTCCAAACGTGTTACGCTATACGAATCCGCAATTTCTTCGGCACTACTGTACTTCACAAGTTTCTCTTTTGCATCAAACAGATTCATATTTGTCGTGGATTGCGTAGTGTATAATCCGAGCACTTTCTCCAGCATATTGCATTCAAACTCCGTCGGCTTTTCACTATACGTCTTGATAATATTCGCAGCCATTGTTACCGTGATATCCACATGTGTATCCGTACTCATATCATTATACTCCTTCACAATTGGTGCCGTGTGCGCGGTGCTATCCTTGTCCTTCCCGCCCGCGGCGGTATGCGGTGGCTCAATAAGATTCTCCAAGAAACTCTTATAATCATCTGTCCATGTGCCTATCGGCAATTCCGTAATACGAATTTTCTTATCATCTAGAATCGTATAACATCCTTTCAATAAATACTTGGTATCACCTAGACGCCGAATTGTTCCTTTGAAGTTTTTATAATACGGTTCGATTGATGGTGCTACTACTGCCCCCGCAAGTTTATGTTTAATATATGCAATAATTTGCGAGGGATTGTAACACATAATATCGGTGCTAAAGCCAGTTCCAATTCCTTTTGTTCCATTCACCAAGATCATAGGAATAATAGGCACATAATAAATCGGCTCAACGCTCTGACCATCATCGTCCAAATATGTAAGTGTATTATCATCTTCGCATCGATAAATAAGCCGCGTGAGTTTATTCAGCTGTGTGAAGATATATCTTTCACTAGCAGAATCTTTTCCTCCTTTCAAACGACTCCCCAGCTGACCATTGGGTTCAAACAGATTGATGTTATTCGAGCCCACGAAATTCTGCGCCATTCCGACAATCGCAGCATTCAAACTTGCCTCGCCATGATGGTATCCCGAGTGCTCCGAAACATATCCACTAAATTGCGCGACTTTGATTTCAGTCTTGAGGTTTTTCTTGAATGCCGAAAACAGAATCTTTCGCAAAGAGATTTTCAAGCCGTCCATCAAATTCGGGATTGAACGGTCGCAATCATATTTCGAAAAGTGTATCATCTCGTCATTAATGAATTTCTCATATGTCACGATAGGTTGAAGCGTGTCCAAATATCTGTCGCGCGAATATGTCGCCAACCATGTTTTGCGGTCATCGGCGCGTTTCTTATTGAACACCATATCGATCGCATTGTCACATGCTTCGCCGCTATGTGTAAAATCCACGATTTTCTTGTGTTGAAAGTACTCCTTGAATTCCTTGCCCGTACTTGTTCCCAAACCTTTGTAATATTTTGTAGTCCATCCGGATGATGGTTGTGTATGTGCAGCGCCGCCGCCTCCTTCCATTGATTCGGTCGCCTCTTTCCATGCACGATATTCGCCCTCGCTATAGAACACTTTCTCTTGTGTTCCCTTTTTCGCTTTCAAGATCGGCGTATTCATAAACCCAATAAACCCCGGAATCTCCGTTAGCGACGCCCATTCATTTTGAAACAAGTTGATTCCCAGCCCCTTAATATGCGACCCGTCCAAATCCTGATCCGTCATGAATAAGACTTTTCCGTATCGCAAACGATACTTCACATCATCCGGTGTATATTTGCGCCCGACTTCAAGGCCGAGGATTTGCTTGATTTCCGTGATTTCGTTATTTTCCGCGATTTTTTTGACAGCTTCGCCGCGCGTATTCATCATCTTGCCTTTCATTGGATATACGCCAATCAAGTTGCGGTCTTCACGACTAAGACCCGAAACAATACCCGCCTTTGCTGAATCACCTTCGCAAAATATAATCGTACACTGTGCCGACTTCTCTGTACCGGCATAGTTTGCATCGATTAGTTTCGGGATACCGCGAATCGTTCGCGTCTTTGTTCCGTCCGTCTTTTTCGCCGCCTTGTTTTCCTTCACCTCGGTCAGCGCACATGCGGCATCCATCACGCCCATCTTCGCCAGCTTCTCGATGAAGTCATCGCTCACTTTACAAGTCGACCCGAACGACGCAACCGCGGTTCCCATCTCATCCTTGCTCTGACTTGAGAAAGACGGATTCTCGATATCGCAGCGCAAGAAGATTGCAAGCTGTTCCTTGATGGTTGTCGGCTTGACATCGACCTTTTTCTTCGCTTTAATATACTCGGTCAACTTGCGAACAATCTGGTTCATAATATACTCGACATGTTTGCCGCCCTTCTGTGTGTAGATTCCATTCACAAACGAGACTTGCTGAAACTCGCCATTTGGAGCAAGCGATACAACATACTCCCACCTCGAATCGGGCGCCTCATAGATACGTTTCGTCTCGCCTTTCGCGCCAATATAGAGGTCGATATACTGTTGAAAATGTTTCACGGGAATAAGAGCGCCATTGTATTTGACTTTAACAGTTTTGTCGGTGATTGCGGCAATATCGTAGACACGTTTCTCGAAAAGAGCGCGCATATCTGGTGTCAAACCCTCGACGCCGAATCGAGCATAGTCGGGGCGAAATGACACCTTCGTATATGGTTTGGTTGTTGTACACTTCGTGATTTTTGGCGGACAAATCTCGTCGAGATTGTTTTTGAATTCTTGGATATACTTTAGACCGCGAACGTGGTCGACTGTTTCGACGCGACCCCACGATGACCAGATGAGAACGAGCTTGAAACCGAACCCATTTTTTCCGCCGACGATTTTCTCCTTCTTGTTTTCGTCGTAGTTGGTAGATGTGCGCAAGTGTCCGAAAATCATCTCCGGAATCCATAGCTTGTGTTCGGGATGTTGCGCGACGTCGATTCCATTTCCGTCGTTTGTGATTGAAATAGTTCCATCGTCGCTGATTTCGAATTCGATACATGTGACAGGAAGAGCATTGGGTTTCGCATCGCGAATTGCTTGCTCTTGACGAACAAAGTGATCGCGGCTATTGACAGCACCTTCATCGAAAAGCTTGTAAAGACCGGGGATGTAATGAATTGCGCGCTCTACAATAGAAGATGTAGCGGCGTCATAGACGAATGTACTGGCTTCTGTCATTTCAATGGAGCCTATATATGTATCGGGTTTTTTGAGGATATGTTCCTTGTCTGTCATTTTCTGATATTTAGCGAGTTCCTGGGGTGGTAGTGAGGATGGGATCGCGACCGAAGCTGAGGTTCCTCCGCTGGCTAGTACCACCGCGTTGATATTTGGAACAATAATAGGAATAGGAATAGGAATAGATTTTTTTGATTTAGGAATTTTTTCTTTAGGAGCAGATACAGATGTCACGATTTGTTCGGTAGAATGTGTGATAGGTTGGATGGACATTTGTGTTGGTTTGGTTTTGATTGGCTTGAGTTGATTTGATTTCAAGACGGTTATACGTATTGATTTTGTGTTGGAGTATGCTTGCTATATAATTATATGATGTTTATTTTATATCAATTTTATAAATGTTATAAATAGTAAATCGTAAAAAATAAAAGTGTAAATATATAAGCAGGACGGTATGTCTGATTTTATGTTTAAACAGAAACCGAAACGTTTAAAACATCTTTGTTGTCCTCCTCCTATCTACAAGCCTGATATTAATAGTCCATTGTTGGTATACAAATTCCCATGTAAAATAAAATTAGCAATGAAGGTTAATGGTTCGGTGGGTTCGAGTAACCATAACGCGTGTTATACTGTAGCGAATGAAACGTTAAATGCATACGGAAAGTGGGCGGGATGTCCGGGAGGATCAGGGCCCGGATATTCTTCAACGATGAGATACGTGCCTAACGAAAATATACCAGGGTTTGGTCCAACTATTGGCGGATCTATCTGTAACTGCACTTATATGTACAGTTCTCCCGCTGTAAATATATCGCCGCCTGTAATATCGGGTAGCGCGGTTGTAGGTTCTACGCTTACGACTACAAATGGAATATGGAATGGTTTTCCTGCTCTTACTTTTACTTACCAGTGGTATAGAGGAGGAACTACACCAATATCTGGGGCAACTAATAATACTTATCTAACACAGATCGCGGATGTTGGACAAGCCATTACATGCCGCGTAACAGGAACTAACATGAATGGTTCTTCCGTTGCAATAAGTAATGCGATCACTATAATAGGTTCACTAAACACGCTAACTATTACCGGATTCACATCGGGAATAAACTATCAAGTCACATATGTCTATAGCGATAATACAATTGCACCTAGTCCTGTTGTTGGTGGTTCAACTATTTATAGATTTTTCTCTACTACAACTACGAGCGGTTCTTACTATTCGACAAAAAGTTTGTCGTCGTCTATTACTTATTTAGTTGTTGCTGGAGGAGGTGGAGGTGGTAAATCGATGGTAAACGGCAACGGAGGTGGTGGTGGTGCTGGTGGTGTTTTATCTGGAACAGGAGTGTCCATCAATTCCGGCTCCATATATCAAATACAGGTCGGTCAGGGCGGAGCAGGACAGACGAGTGATCTCCAACCCACGGGTGAAAATGGTGTTAATAGTTCATTAGAACTCTTTAGTGCGACATTAGTTGCTATTGGTGGAGGTGGAGGTGCATTAGGATCAGCAAATCCTGCTGCTAGTGGCGGTAGTGGTGGCGGTAGTTCATCAAATAGTTCTGGTGTTTCAAGTTCCGGTGGAGCAGGGACAGATGGACAAGGGTCTGCGGGGCAAGCTACCGGAGTAGGTGTAGCACCGCTGTATATTGCAGGTCGTGGTGGAGGTGCTACGCAAGATGGAGGGTTAGGGGGGAATTGGTTTATTTCTTATATTACTGGAAGTTCGGGTATTGTTTATGCTGGGGGTGGTGGCGGTGGTGCGAATGATACAGGAATAGCTCAAGTTGGAGGTTCGGGTGGTGGCGGTGGTGGCGGTAGTGGTGGTTTTCTAACCGGTTCGACTTATACTGCGCCTACTACTGGAACAGACTTTTTGGGTGGAGGCGGAGGTGGAGGCGGTGGGTTTGGGAACTCAAATAACGGTGCGAAAGGTGGAAGTGGTACTGTAATAATTAGATTCCCTTCTTATTCGTAATTAAATCTAGTAATCTCGCAATTTAATAATTTCATAATCTCATAATTTCATAATCTCATAATTTCATAATCTCATAATCTCGTATTTATATTGAATCAGCAAATATCTCGTGATATTATTATAAAAATTTATATTTTTATAATAATAATAATAATAATAATAATAATTATTTAGCAATATATTAAATTGTATTATACATGTATTTATGAAAATATAAATAAAATAATATTTTTTTCTCATTCTTTTCTATAAGGTATTAAAATGCATAACAGCTACAAAAGACGCCCTGACGGCAAATATTCAATCAATGGTCGCGTATTTGAGAGACTGGTTGGTTCTCGCGCGCAAGTATGGCATGAAACTGCTTATAAGACTAGCGGAGGTTTGACTCGTATGGATTTGATTATGAACAAAAATGGTCGCATTGTTTCAATGAAGAAGCATAAGACTGCGAAACAAGAGAAAAGATTAGTGAAACATGGGTACACTGCAAAGAAAGGTAAGTTTGGCGCGGTTAAGATTGGTGCTAAAAAGTCCCGCAAGGCTCGCAAGTAGATTGAGGGATAGGCGGGCGAGTTTATGAGAGACTTAAAAACATGAGGTGTTACAGATGCGTGAGATTAATCGAAAATCGGGTAAGTAAATAAAAACTCAATCAGAATATTTTTATAGAAAATATAAAAATATTATTACACATTTTTGAATCTGCATTCATTTACGTGCGCGCCTTCGCTTGAAGGTTACGTTTTTATGTGGGAGTTTTGATTTAGATTTCTTTCTATTTGATTGAGACCCTGAACGAGATGATGGGATTCTTTTTTTATATTTAGGACTGGATTTATGTTTTTTATTTTTATTTTTATTGTTGCGCTTGTACTTATTCTTACGAGTATGACTGGTTCTATTACCTCCTTTCGAGTATCTATGTAATTCTAAAGAAGCTTTTCTCGCTGCTGCTGCTGTTGCTGCTGCTGCTGCTACGAATCCTGATACTCTTGATAGATTTGCTCTAGTTGATACTCTTGATTGAGGAGGTGGTGGTGGTACATCGGCGGTTAACGGAGGTGGTGGTAGTAAATCGGCGGTTAACGGAGGTGGTGGTAGTGCTGGTGTTATTTTTCTAGGTGCTGGTGTTTTTTTTCTAGAATCATTAGTAGCTGTAACTCCAAGTTTGTTGGAGTGACTCTGTATCTGAGCTTTAGCTGCAGCAGTTATTACTGCACCATCATCAAGATTAACTTGTTTTGCAACTCGTACTGCATCTTCCTCATACGGTTCTGCTTGTACTAATTCGCATTCAAGATTTATAGCAATTAACCCTGTAGCATCTATTAATCCTTGGAATGCTGGTGGTTTTGTATAGGAATCTCCTCGAAGAACTATTAAAATACCATCAATCTCGTTAGTTGGTAACATAGTTAAATATCGAAACAATAAAATAAATAATTTCATATGATTGAATAAATTCACAGTACTTACATCTGAATTAAATATTTGTTCAATAAAATAAGATATCCACTTATTACGATAATATTGTGGATTTTCTTCAAAATCTACAAATTTTGATACATCATGAGCAGATGGTCTATATGGATTTACGGTTAATACATTTGGTATACCACGAACACGGTATAAAAAATGTTTTATTGTTAATTCTTCTGGTCCTTGTGGTGGCTGGGCCTGGGGGTTTCCAATAATACGGGCACAAAAATCGAGTATAATATTTCTAAGTTCCCCCAAAATAGGTCTCATATAAGCAAATGATTCATTTATATATTCTTGTCCTCTTGGATGTTTAGAGAATGCAACTGTTAATCTTTCTATTAAGTCTAGTCGTAAGACTACGCTAGTTTTTAATACTACTAATGTATTGGCCATAATAAATACATAATTTTGAGGATCAACTCTAAAATTTGCTTCTGCACCTCTATAAATACGAAGAGCAAGATGAATACTATGCATATCATATGCTAAATATAATGCATTGTCGGGATGAAAATCTACAGGAATAGCATTAGGTTCTAAATGCTGACCGTCTAATTCTACACGAGCTAGTCTAGGTTCTGGTTGTGCAGGAAACACAATATTACAACCAAATATTTGATTCATACGTATACCCGCTTCTCTCGCTTCTCTAATACCATTTAAATATGTTCTTGCTAAAGATATTATCTTTTTAGTAGTCGATTTTGTTTTTATTCCAAAAATACACGTTATAAACCAAAACATAAATTGTAATTTTCGCGTACCATCTATATGTATATTATCAAATTCTTCATCAGATATATCTAGTAAATTTTCCTCTCTATTAGCATAACACGGTGCAATCGCTTGTGTTAATTCGCGAAAAAAAAATCTTGGAGGATTTGCTGTAAATACATCTAATAAGCCGAATGAACTACTATTAACAGGATCAGTGGGATCTACGCAAAACATACGTAAATCGTAATCTGGATCTCTTACATTTCCTACCTGTATGAGATTTCTTTTTCCTATATTCCATAAAAAGTTTTGATATGCATTAGATATAACAACTATCGAATTGCTTTTATTTTCTGTATCACGATATGAAGCATATATTTTATTTTGAGATAGTCTATCAAGTATTGTTTGATTCGTATCATTCATATTATCCACAGCTACCATTGCTGGTCTAATACAATTTAAACCCAAAAATACATTGGGGGGTATTGATTCAAGAGAATTAACATCGGGTATTAATGAATTCACAATAGTAGGAAACAAACGTTGGTTCGCTGGTATCAGTGGACGTGGTTGAGCAGGAAATCGAGGTGGTGGATGTTGTGGATCTCCTGGAAACTCGGGAAGATCAAGAGAATTTTCCAATAAATTCATAAAAAAGCGTTCTGTTCGAGTTAAATTTCTTTGAAGACCCACAACTGTAACGCTTTCGACACAGTAAAAATTTAGTTCAAGTGATTGTGGTAATCGATTAAATTCAATAAGTTTGCGTATAAATTCTACATATTTTTGCATTATTATATGAAAATGACGTGGGTTAAGTAAATTACCAGCATATCCATAACTTATCATATCTCTTAGAATATCTAACATAGGTTGTATAGTGCCTGCATTATCACGATCTACCAATTCAGAATAATGCAAATATAAAATCTGAGCACAAATAGATATTCTTTTTAATTCTTTATTTATCTTTTGCGTTACCAATGTCCTATTTGTAAAATTTTCAATGATAAACAATGTATAAAATATATCAAATATACCTTTTAAAGCAGATGAGAATCCTTGTTTCGTTGTCATGCAATAATTACCTATTAATAATGCTAACTCTTCTTTTTCTGCATCAGTTAATGGCGGCATACCTCCCATACCACCAAATAATAACACTGCTTCTAATATATGTTCAACCTGATCTTCCATCAATCCTTTCGGAACAAGATCAAAAGGACATATGATCGAAGATATATTTCTATCTGGTTGTGATCCTAGTTGTATTCCAATCGCATCCATAAGTGCGGCAATATCTTCACCCTCAAGATTACTATAAAATAGATATGAATTATTTAAACTTATGCGCAAAGAACTCAGTGTTGTTGGCGGATTACCAATACACGAATTTCCAATATCGATATTATAATTGACATACGCTCCCCCTTGTCGAATAAGATGATCAATTAATTTTTTAAAACATAATTGTAATAACATACAAACGGTCATACACTGTGTAGATCCCAACGCACCACGTTGGTGATATATACTTGCATCAAGATCTGCTGCAGCTTTTACAATGCGATGATTCAAATTTGCTAGTAATGTGTCTCGTGTAGGATATCGTATATCAGGAACATGAACTGCAAGATTGGCGGGATTAGGAGGAGGAGGAGGATTAGGAGGAGGATTAGGAGGTATAGGGTTATTTGCAAGAATTCCATTAGCAACTGTCATCATACAATTATCAAAAAATAATGTATTATCTCTAGCTAATTTAAAACGAAATAATGCTTTTTGAAATAATGAATATTGCTTACCGCCACCCATAACAATTCGTATTTGATTTTCGCATAACATATTTACACGTTCTATTAACCGCATGGAATATAAGAATACATTTTTATTTTGTTGTGAATGTTCTGGAAAAACGGTTAATCTTGGCAAGGGTTGATCAAACAACCATCGATATACTTTGGTTTCGATTGTATAATCTTCTTGCCTTAAACAATACCTTAAATTTAATAAACCATAAATAAAATATTTTTTTTTAACATTTATTTGTGCATCTACCAAATTTGTTAAAAAAAATCGTATAAATGCAAATAAACCATCCTGTCGAAGAGCTAGTTCTAATATTTTTATATTTTCTGCTGAGAAACCGCAGAAACAATTGAAATCTTTACTAGTTGCTTTAATATATAAAAGCGAACATAAATTTTCAAATAATTGCAAGCTTTCTTCTCGTTCGATTGTAACAAATCCTGTAGCATCCTGATCACGTGTAATTTCTGGTAGATCTGGTGTTAGTTGTGCCTCTGGTATAAAAAAATCTGGTTTAAAATTTAAAATCTGTATTGTAAGAAAAACAAAATCATTTTTATGAACAGATATTTTAACTTGCCAAAGACGATTTGATTCTGTTGGTTCAACAATTTTTAATAATGCGATACCAGCAAACAAAGGGTGTCTTTGCAATGTTCCAAAAATAAATGTATTTAAAACTTTACCCATTCCATTTTCTCGTCCTGCGACCAATACCGTTTGTAGCAACGGGTCTTTTTCACATGCCACAGTTAACGAAAATCTTGGAAATATTTGTTCTGCTCCGTCACGTCTAACTAAATCAATATTATCATATACGCGCGCTCTTACAGCAGCTTCAACAGGTATAACCGATAAAATTTGTTCCCGAATTTTATAAACAAGTTCTAGCATCAAATCACAAAGATTGCCCATATGTCCTCTTATATCTGATACAAAATGAATTAAATTTGTATATACAGCTGCTTCATTTACAGCTCCATTATCTCCTATTGCTGCAATTGCTCGTGGACTTCTTCCTGAAATAACTGGTTCAAAAGCATCGCTTTCTTCTGTATTTATGGGTGTTACTCCACAAGATTGGGCAGCAATCATTTGTGATAAAAGTTCATCACTTTCCATAATTTCTAAAAAATTATCACCTCTTTCTTGAATGTATTTTTTATACATTTCTGGTTGATCGCCTAAAATAGATGTTAATAAAACAGCACCAGCAATATCAATGCCTTTAAAATCTGTTCCATATATCGCATTGCATATTGTTAATAAATTTTGTTGAAGAACAAGTTGAGCGTCATCATCAATGCGATCTACAACAAGAGGCAATTCGCCCTCGTTGTGAGGAAGAATATCATCAGGAGGAATATCATCCATTAACTAATATGATATATATATATAATATTTTATCTTTAAATTAATAACTCCACCAAAGTGTTCCATTTTTTTCTGTTAAATTGTCACCATAGTTATGAATAAAGAACTTCTCAAAATATCGTTTACTTACTACCATTTTATTATGTTTATATCCCCATTTACAGTAAAAGTCGTATATTGTATGAACAGGAAACGATGATGAAGCAGGTGATGTGACCAAATCTACAGTATCATTATCTTTTTTATTTGTTACCACATTTACATCTTTATTTTTACCTTTACCCTTTCCTAAAGCGCCGTTTCCTATCAAATTCGCCCTCTTAAATTCCTCAATGCCGATCAATATTTCCTGTTTTTTATCCCATAGTTTACACCCAATATTCATCAAATATTTATCTTCTTCGATACAAATATCGGGCAAAAAATGGCGAATAAATCCTAAAATTGTCTGGTCCGTAATTGTCTGAATATTTTTTTGGTTTCCGTGATACACATTCCCATGGTTCAAAAACAGCGTCGATAATTCATCTATTTCTAGTTCGATTTCTGTATGATTACACCTAATATTTTCATTCCAAAATGACATGAATTTCCCAACAAGTGGTAAATGTTTGCTTGTAATATTTAAAAACATCTCTCTGTTATCCTGTGCTTCTGTATTTACTTCCGTATTCACTTCGACAATTTCTCCCGAATCTCCTGTGCCTCCTATATCCAGCCCCAGCCCTCCCATATCTCCACCTACAGCTGCGCTGATGTTTATATGATCGCATGAATACTCGAGCCGTTTCATAAGGTGTTTTTTAAGAACACTTGTGAAAAAAACATTAGGGATTTTCTCTTCTTCAATAAATATTTTCCAAAGGTAAAGCATATTTTTCCAAGTAATATGTACACCTTTACATGGTTCTGTCGTGGATGAAATAAATCGTGAAAGAATACCGTCATCGGTCGTATGTTTCAAATAAAATGCCTGTTCTTTTACTGCACGATCTTTGCATGTTTTCTCAATAAATAGGTCAGCACTATTAAAACGACACGAATAGTGTGCTGCTACACAAAACAAATCGAGCATACTTTGCTTCTGAATAATATTTGTCATGTGTATATGTGAATGACCATGACCAGGCGTCGTGGGTGTCTTCGGTGTAGATATTCCACTATTTGTCATGGATAATGACATACCCATACCACCTACAAGACTTGAGAGAGACGATGAAGATAAGGAGTGTCCCATACCCGCACCATTCGCATGCTTTAACCCCTCATTATGTGTATAAAAAGGAAACGAAATAATATTATCGACCACGTCAATAAGTCGACACTCTTCGTACTTGTGCTCATAGAATTTAAACTTGAAATGATTCATCATATTTGATGTACCAAATAGAGCATAACTTTCTTCGCCTAGTTCGCTAATAAAGTGTTTCGCCTTTGTCGAAATAAAATATGTATGAGTATTTTTTTTGAGTAGAATATCGCCAATAATGGTGAGAAAATATTTCGCACTGTCTTTATTCTTAAATACGAAAGGAGTTAGCGCATTTAATACGCGCTGGATTGTTTCAGATTCTGGAATAGACATTAGAAGGTCTCGCTCTTTTATTTTTTTAATAATCTGGTTTTTAATTTTATACTTCCATGTAGATAATTCCGCATTTTGTTGGTCGGTAATCGTCGTTCTAATCTCGTGCTCGATTTCGTCTTCATTTATTATTTTATATGTGTTATTATGATAGACAAAAAAGAGGTCTATATTTTGGTTATAATAATAAGAAGAACTGTTGATAAACTCGCGAATAAATTCTTCTGATGTTTCTTCAAGGGTTTTGCGACGCTCTTCACGCTGAACACGAACATCGCATTTTTGTTGTAAAAAAGATGGAAGAGTATTTTTTATATGTGATACTAGTGCAGAACGCGCGTAGTCGTCTTCCAAGTATTTACTGTATAATTCTTTTACAATAGTTAGGAGTTCTTCGCATTCAGTTATAGGGTCGGTTTTTGGTCCAATTTTTGGAGAACATTTATCTTGTGTAGTTGTTGATGTGGATATGGTTGTGGTTGCGGATGCAGTTGATGCTAGCGATGGTAGCACCGATGACATTGTGGATGATTGCATTGTAGTGTATGTATATAATATAAAACAATGTTTAATATATTATATTATATTATTTATCGCTTATCACTTATCACTTATCGCTTATCACTTACTGTTCTTTTTATTTCGTCTTGTAGATGAATTCTTCGACTTATAACTTTTTCTGTTTTGTTTTTTAAACATTTTAATAAAGTCTTTTAACTCCTTTTTATTATCAAACTCTTGTATCGGTTTGATTGAACCACCCATTCCCGCTAATTCATCAAATTCACTAATATTGTTATTGGGATTCGGTATTTTATTTTCTTGATTTTTTTCAGTTATAGATAAAGATAGCGGTCCATACGTCGATGATTGTATAGAGAGCGGAGACGTAGATTTGGAAAGCGGAGACGCTGTAAGCGCGGGCACGGAGAGCGGAGATGGTGCAACGGAGAGCGGAGATGGTGCAATGGAGAGCGGAGATGGTGCAATGGAAAGCGGAGATGCAGGAACAGGCGTAGTAGGAAGCATACTGCTGACATTTCCGATACTTCCTGTAGCAATACTGCTTTTATTGCTAGCATTACCACTTGCAAAGTCATATTCTTTTAACGCTTTGCTCATAACAGGGTTTTTATTTTTTATGTTAACTTCGCTACATACTACCCATGGTTGCTTTAATCTATCTTCTAAGTAAGCACGCTGATATTCCCATTGTCGGTGCTTGTCGCAAAATTCTTCTTTTTTAAAGTCAGTTCCACACGCGTTCCCCCATCGCGCCAAAAACTGCATTTTATCACATAAATCACTTGTACATATTTTACCGTCAACGGATCCCTTTGGTTGGTTTGGTTTTGGTCTATTTTCCTGGGACATATATTCGCGTTTATCAAGGTCATAATGAGAACATATGGTACGAGAACACGGGTTGTTAGCTTTTTCTAAATATACATCCGTGTGATCCGAAATGATTAACCGCGCATCATCATCGGATATTCGTTTAACACCCTCGGTATATTCTTTAATTTTCCTATCTAACATGACACGTCGCGCGCCAGAGTGGCGGCGTATATCAAAAAACCCATCATTTTTACATTCAAGATTACGAATACGTGGGTCATAACACGCATTAAAACCAATAAAATATCCTTCGGTCTTTTTTTCAACGTGTACATATCTAAGCCCTAACTCAACTCTCATAATTTCTGGGCGCTGATTACCTTTATCATCTTTACTTATATTGTGTCCTATGTACCACGTATTAGCATAGTCCCCAGAATTATTTTCTCTAAGATGTGTAATATATTGGTCTAGCGTTCCTGCATACTGCATCGCTTTACGATGACGAACACACGCAGGAGCATGCAACTCAAATGCATTAAATCCACCTATCGTAGTTTCTGTTCCCATAATTTTTGCGGATGTAACGAAAAAATCGGTTGAACTGAATATCCCTCCAGCGAAGGTTTGCATAAGTATATTATAAGATGGGGTTTGAGATGTATGCGAACTTGACGTATCTATGAATAAAATAACATTATCAAATTGTCCCATTATAAAGTTATCAAATGTAATATGAGCGCACGTTATACCTCCATTAGAAGTGTATTTACTGCCTACAACCATAAAAGCACTACATCTATCGGGAGCTCCACCTGATTGCATAGCATCATTTCCACCAAATAAACTAAAAAATTTAGTTTTTCCCCCCGTTGATGGCGACGATGCAGATACGGGTTGCATGCTTCTAGAATATTCTTTATAAACGGATGAAGAAGTTAGCGATTTATTATTATTAAAAATATCTTGTAATTTTGAATATACGTAGTCTACAGATACTACACAGTTTAAAAGAAAAATTATATCAAAGTCTACATTTATTAGTATTTTCCCACCATTCGAATATTTTTGTTTATCTTCTGTAGTCGGGTTATTATAAACTAAGTTACTGTAATCAAGATGTGAGTCTGCAGGCAAAACTATTTTGTTACCTTCGACTGCTCCTTTAGTAAAATATTTGTCTTTTTCATCTTGTGTGATTAATTTTGATATTTTATCGGCAACCCCTTTTGCAATACCTTCCATTTCCAACTGATATTCTTTGTACTGTTCTGAAATGATAGGTCCAAATAAATCTTTTACCATTTTATTAAAAAATGTAATATCTCTACCATATTCACTCCAAAGAAAAAATGCATACGTCCTTGCAAATTTTACAATTCTATCTGCTAGTAAAAATCCTTGTGCGCGCCCCCTATCATATGGTTTTCCTTTTACTGATATATATATAAAACCATGTTCTTCTATTCTTTTTCCATTTTCCGTATCAATGGAGGAACGTGAAGAAAATGATGGAGTAGAGGTGGATGCTGCAGAAATAAGTGCTGATGCTACTGGCGACTGTATAACAGGAGAAGGAGAGATAGTAGACATAGGAGACATAGGAAACATAGGAGCAGTTGGTGATATATTTGGTGCGAGTACAGATATATCAGTAGATGGTATTAGCGGTGATGCCGGTGTTTCTGGTAGTGCTGGTAGTGCTGGTAGTGCTGGTAGTGCTGGTGTTGATTTTAGTTTATTCATTTAAATATGTATGTGCTTTATATATATATATATATAAATTATTATTCTTAATTACATCTACCTAAAAATGATACAAACTTGAATTATAATTTTATAGATACTTCAATAATTAAATAGTTAAATAATTTAATAACTACATACTTATATAATGGCTAAAACATTAAAAATACGAAAGGGGCCAGCGTGTAGTGCGACTAAATATAACGAAGGAACGAAAAAGAAAGGTAACGACGGTAATATGTGGAAAATAGTTAAAACTAAAAAAGGTACAAAGCGCTGGTTAAAGATATCAAGCGTTACATCAAAAAATAAATCCGGTAATAAATCCGGTAATAAATCCGGTAATAAATCCGTAAAAAGTAGCACGGAGAATATGCAAGATGTAGATAATGGTGATATTATTAGAAATAAAAATAAAAAGTTATATAAATTTTGGTTAGATTTAGCCAATACAAAACATAGTGTTTTTATTTACAATGATAAAAGTTATAAAATAATTAGAAAAAATATTAAAGAAGAACAAGAAAAAGCGGAGAATAATACCAATGTTATAGCAATTTTAGACAGTGGTCCCAGTTTCGATGCTTATAGAGAATTATATAGAAAAGCCACCGATAAAAGCGTTGAAGAAGTTATTAAAAATTACGAAAAATACTTTAACGAGGGATCATCGGAGAAAAGAGTATTTTGTTAATTATTTTTCTTATTTTCTTATTTTTCTTATTTTCTTAAGGTCGGTCTAATAATGTTAAAATGATATTTTAATTCGTATATTTTTAATAATAGTCATAACTATTTAAAGATTTATGTTAAAATAAGATATATATAAAATAAATATGAGTAATCCAGATAATGTTCTTACAATCAAGACGGTTCAGATTGCGCCATTTAGGACGCTAATGACGGCGCTAAAGGATATTCTATTGGAAACAAATATTACGTTTAAGAAGGACGGTATGCGTATTATCAATATGGATAAGTCGCATACTATGTTGGCGCATCTTCACTTGGCGGCGGAGAATTTCGAGCTATATGAGTGTGACAAGGAGAAGATTATCATAGGTGTCAATATGTTTCATTTGTTCAAGCTTATTAATTCGATTGACAACGATGATACGTTGACGATATACATTGAGAAGAAAGATTACAATGACGGAATCGTCTCTCATTTGGGGCTTAAGTTTGAAAATGGAGATATTAAGCAGTGTAAGACACAGAAGTTGCGACTAATTGAGCCGGATTCGGAGGAGTTGGAAGAACCCAATGTTGTATTTTCTTCTGTAATTAATTTGCCTTCGGCTGATTTTCAAAAGATTATTCGAGACTTGTCGTACTTGTCGGAAAAGTTGGAGATTAAGTCGGTGGGAAATGAGTTGATTTTCAAATGTTCGGGACAGTTTGCTACTGCAGAGGTGCGACGCGTGGAGTCTGATGAAAGCATGAAGTTTATTCAGAAACAGTCAACGAGTAAAATTATTCAAGGCGAGTTTTCACTTAAAAACTTGAGCTACTTTATCAAATGCACTAACTTGTGTAGCCAAATAGAAATGTACTTGGAGAATGACTTGCCTCTAGTTATTAAATATTATGTTGCAAGTTTGGGTGAAGTTAAGCTTGCACTTTCTCCTTTGCCTTCTTCGTAAAACATATATTTGTAGTCTAGTTATTATATCAATATTTAATTATTGATATAATAAAACATTATTTTTAATATGTCACAGGCGACGAGTATATTAGTACTCGGGCATATGTTCTTTAAATAAACAACCATGAGATGAGATTCCGTGTAATTCTTTAATCACACTTGAGTCTCTAAACTCGCAACTCGCTAACCATACTTTAACGATACAGAAATTCTTTTTCGGGGAAATAGTTATACCATTGATAAGAGGAAGTATTGTTTTATTATCGGCCATTGATTCACCTACTAAAACATAAGTAAGTTCCTTCCATGCTTGCGAAACATCTTTATTGCTAATTTTATATGAAAAACATCCACCTTTGCGATTACGTTGATCTTCCCATGTTGGGGTTATACCTTCGCGCATAATAAATAACATACAGTTCGTAACTAATTTTGCAGGGAGTACGTTTATAATGGAAATGGTCTCTTCAACAGTATTAAAAGAACATATTTTAATGTAGCTTTTAATACTCCAGTCGGTATCGTGTGGAAGATGTGCCCATAATATCCATGTATCAGATAATTTATGTAAATTATTGGATTCGCTGGATTTTTCGTCTAATGTATTCGCGTCGTTGTTCATTTTTAATACAATAGGAGAATTATGAGTATCACTATCAACCATTATGATATATTATAAGCATATATTTCTATATAGGTTTATAATATACTTTATTTATTGTTTATTGTTTATTGTTTTATTGTTAAATTTATTTTAATTTAAAAAATATTTATTTTTACACATTATTAACAACTATAGTTGCACTCAACTATTTCAATATCTGCTTCAGTTAAAGCATCCCCCGTTTCTTGTACCAAAGGTTCTCCGCCTTGTTCTTCTGCAGAAACAGATTGAGAAGATGAGCGTGAATGTAAGGGTGCTGGTGCTGGTGAGGATGCGCATGACGACGATTCATCAACATTATATGTTTCGTCGTCTACGATACTAAAAGTATTCATCTTTATATAAAATTTTTTGCCCTGTTCGATTGTATACATTTCGATAAAGTTATCAATACATGATAGTTTGTAAGTATTTCCTAAAATAACATTGTAACGATTAAAAAGGTACATTTTGAGAAATGAATAATCGAGAATCGTATTGTTTACAAGGTAGTAGTTTAGAGGAGTGGTCAAGTTAATAACATAGTTTTTTTCATCCATATTAAGGTGTATTCCAATAAATCTTCTTTTAGATAACATACCCTTCATATTTTCATATGTGTATTCAAGTGGTTTCATATCGGACTTGCGAAATGTTTCATACTTTAAACAATACCCAAATGGTGTATTCGTTTCGTCATCTTCAAAATAAATATTTCTTAGAATGAAGTCATATTCGGTTGGATCAAGAATAAGGTTATCGTCGCTTGTGTCGCTTGTGTTGTCTGTATCAACTTCTTCGCTTTGGTGACCTTCGCTGGCGCCGTCGTTTTTGGTAGATGGTTCAACTTCATGGATATCAACATTTTCATGCGTAAGGTCGGCATCTACAGGAGTTTCAACTCTAGCGTCTACTGATTCTATATTTGATTGCGACTCTGATCGCGACAGTGGTTGTGGTTGTGGTTGTTGCTGTGATTCGTCATTTTCTGATCCGGAGTCAGAGTCTGATTCCGATTCCGAACCTGAGTCATCGTCTTCAACAAATTTAATCGTATTGCGTTTAATAAAATCTGACATTTTTTTAAATCTATAAATAATGTTCCCATTTTTTACAACTTCTATTTCATATAAACCATTATCAACATTCAAAATATGCATTAGGGGCTTTCTAATATGCTTTTTATATGGATTATAAATATATGTATTAAAAATATTATAACCAGTAAACATGGTTTTTGCAAAGCCATATGCTAAAAATATCGACAAATCAAAAACAAATCCTGGGTTAAAAAATGAGTAACACATTAGTCCTAAAGATATTGTGCTAAAATATGTAGTAAATGAAATGTCCATTCGATCTTCTGTGCGGAGGGTATAAGTATTATTTTTCATTTTCGGCAAACACTACTTGTAATTGTATATTATAATATTTATATATGTTTAAATCTTTTACATAAATATTATATTTTACA